AGCGCACCGGTCCCATGGCGCAGAAGCATCGAAGGGTGGACTGACACCCTCAAGGCGGCCGGCCTATCAGCACAGACAATCAAAAGCCGTCGATACAAGATGGTGCATCTCGCGGCGCTGCTCATGCCATCAGGTCCCGAAGACGTGACCACGGAGCAGATCGTGCAGGTCTTTGCGCGGCAGCAATGGAAACCGGAGACGCGCAAAGCATACAGGAACACCATTTCGTCGTTTTTCCGTTGGCTGCACAAAAGCTGCAGGAGAAGCGACGACCCGAGTCTGGATGTGCCACGCGTGAAGAAGCCACACGCGCATCCCAGACCATGCCCGGACCGTTATATCGCTGCGGCGATGGAGATGGCCACGTCGTCGGAAAGACTCATGATCCGGTTGGGCGCGGAGTGCGGACTGCGGCGTGGCGAGATTGCGCGGGTCCACAGCGATGACGTGGTGGCCGATAGCGCCGGCCGGTCATTGATCGTGCGCGGCAAAGGCGACAAACAACGTATCGTGCCGTTGCCGGATGATCTGGCCGGCATCATCATGGACGCGCGGGGCTACCTGTTCCCTGGCCGGTTCGGCGGCCATGTGGAGGAATCCTATATCGGTGACCATATCAGCCGCCTGCTGCCGGACGGGTACGCCGCGCACACGTTGCGCCACCGGTTCGCCACCACGGCCTACGCCGCCACACACGACCTGTTCGTGGTCGCGGAACTTCTAGGCCATGAATCGGTTGAGACCACGGAGCATTACGTTGCGATGCC